GTTTGATTGGTTTGATAATATAATTATCGATCATCAAAGAAATGTAATTGATAACTATTTATACACAAGCAGAGTGCATGATTTGATTGATTGTTTAAGGGAAGGAGATCCAATTGCGAGATCCCTATTAGAAAGGCTAGCATATAGAACAACAGATCCTTATGAGCAGGCTTTTCTTTTAGGACACCAGCCAGTTCAGGATAGAATACAATTTACAGATGATAATTTGAAAATTTCTTTAACAGAATGGATTAGAGGAGCAAGACAAGATCCGCTACCTAAGTATTGGGATACAAGGAGTGTAACAAATATGAGGTCATTATTTAATAATATCATAGGAATAACCGATTTAAATGTAGACCTTACATATTGGGACGTTTCCAGAGTGATTAGGATGAATTTTATGTTTTGTAATAAAAATTTAATTTTTACAGGTCTTACTAATTGGAATACTTGCAGAGTGACAAATATGAGCGATATGGTGTCTTCTAATAATACATTTAACTCTGATATCTCAAATTGGGACGTTTCTAAAGTGTCTAATATGAATATGATGTTTAATGATGCAATAATTTTTAACCAATATATTGGAGATTGGGATACTAGCAGAGTTCAAAATATGGCTGCCATGTTTTCCGAAGCAGTGTCTTTTAACCAAGATATTGGACATTGGGACACGAGCAGAGTTAAAAATATGCATTTAATGTTTTCTAATGCAAGAGCTTTTAATCAGTATATTGGAGATTGGGACACGAGCAAAGTTGAAGTTATGACAAGTATGTTTGCCAAAGCAGTGTCTTTTAACCAAGATATTGGAGATTGGGACACGAGCAGAGTTAAAAGTATGGAGGATATGTTTGCTGAAGCAGTGTCTTTTAATCAAGATATTGGAGGTAGAAACGGAAGTTGGAACACAAGCAGCGTTCGAACTATGAGAAAAATGTTTACTCGAGCTGTGTCTTTTAATCAGTATATTGGAGGGTGGAACACTCAAGGAGTTATAGATATGAGTTGGATGTTTTCTTATGCAACATCATTTAATCAACCTCTTAATTGGAATATAAATAATGTTAAAGATATGTATTTAATGTTTTATCGAGCAACTTCTTTTAATCAATTGCTTTATTGGGATATAAGCATCCTTTATACAACGTTAATGCAAATGTTTGATGAATCACAAGGTGGTCTTATATCACACGGCGTTCGTATAGCTTAAAAAATTTTAAAAGAATATTTTAAAATTTATTTTAAACTAAAATTAAAAACTTTTATAAGAAAAAGAACAAAAAATTTTACTATTCATTTACAATATTTACTTATTGTAAATGAATAGTAAACTTTACACAACAGGATACATATAAGAATCAGAAATTAATTTGCTGATAAAACAAGGGCTTTTACCAACAAAAAATTGCTAACATATGTTCAATTATTCTAACAAATGTAAGTCAAGTCCGTGCAATGAAAAAAATCTTTATCCTTTCCGGCGTTGTGCAAATGGAAACTGGTACAAATTATTTTATTTATTATATAATTAATTATATAATAAATTAATAAATGAATGTTCAAGATAATTTGGGTTTACTAGAAATCTTACCAAAAGACATCTTAATTGTAACACTAAACAGTCTTTTAAAACAAGAAAATGGGATTGAAATATTTGATAGCCTTTTCAATATAGGAAACTTTAATTTAATAGATTGTTTGTTTCTTGCACAAAATAAAAAGAGCCTATGTCTAATCAGAACTCGTTTATGGTTAAATTGTCTTCATTCAATGGGGTATGATGGAAATACTTTTATTCTTGCAAATAAAACGTTTGATTGGTTGGAAAATATAATTATCGATCATCAAAGAAATGTAATTGATAACTATTTATACACAAGCAGAGTGCATGATTTGATTGATTGTTTAAGGGAAGGAGATCCAATTGCGAGATCCCTATTAGAAAGGCTAGCACATAGAACAATAGATCCTTATGAACGTGCTTTTCTTTTAGGACACCAGCCAGTTCAGGATAGAATACAATTTACAGATGATAATTTGAAAATTTCTTTAACAGAATGGATTAGAGGAGCAAGACAAGATCCGCTACCTAAGTATTGGGATATAAGGGGTGTAACAAATATGAGGGCATTATTTAATAATGTAAGAGGAATAACCGATTTAAATGTAGACCTTACATATTGGGACGTTTCCAGAGTAACTGATATGTCTTTTATGTTTGCTATTGAAAATTCATTAACTTTTACAGGTCTAACCAATTGGAATACGTGCAGAGTGACAAATATGAGCTATATGGTGTCTTTTAATAATACATTTATCTCAGATATCTCAAATTGGGACGTTTCTAAAGTGGCTAATATGAGACAGATGTTTACTAGAGCAGTACTTTTTAACCAAAATATTGGAGATTGGGACACGAGCAAAGTCACAAATATGTGCCAAATGTTTTCAGATGCAAGAGTTTTTAATCAAGATATTGGAGATTGGGACACGAACAAAGTTCAATATATGCAGTATATGTTTTCTAATACAAGAGCTTTTAATCAGTATATTGGAGATTGGGACACGAGCAAAGTTGAAAGTATGGAGGGTATGTTTGCCGATGCAGTGTCTTTTAACCAAGATATTGGAGATTGGGACACGAGCAGAGTTATTTATATGTATTTAATGTTTTCTAATGCAAGAGCTTTTAATCAAGATATTGGAGGCAGAAACGGAAGTTGGAACACAAGCAGCGTTCGAACTATGGAAAAAATGTTTGCTGGAGCGGTGTCTTTTAATCAGTATATTGGAGGGTGGAACACTCAAGGAGTTATAGATATGAGTATGATGTTTTATAATGCAACATCATTTAATCAACCTCTTAATTGGAATATAAATAATGTTAGAGTTATGAACCGGATGTTTTATCGAGCAACTTCTTTTAATCAATTGCTTTATTGGGATATAAACATCCTTCATACAACGTTAATGCAAATGTTTGATGAATCACAAGGTGGTCTTATATCACACGGCGTTCGTATAGCTTAAAAAATTCTTTATCTTTTAAAATTTATTTTCAACTAAAATCAAAAACTTTTATAAGAAAAAGGACAAAAAAATTTAGTGTTTATTTACAATATTTACTTATTGTAAATGAATAGTAAACTTTACACAACTGGATACATACCAGAAACTGAAAATAATTTGCGAATAAAACAAGGACTTTTACAACAAAATATTTCTAATATATGCTCAATTAATCTAACGAATGTAATTCCGTGCAATCAACAAAATCTTTATCCTTCAAGCGTTGTACAAATGGAAACTGTCCCAAATGATTCTGCTTGTTTATACAATTTTCGGCGTCCCTAAAACGATCGCAACTTCTTTTGCATTTTTGTTAATTGTTAACTCACTTAGATCTGCTTTTTGAGCAAATTTTTTCAAGCTAATGTCCATATTTTTCTTACAAATCCAATAATAAGTCAAAGCAGCAGCGACGGATTGCGGACGAGCACGATTAAGTTTAGATGATCTATTTTTTGTTTTTCTGTACAAATCAATTACTTCATTTTTTTGTGCTGGAGTAGCTGAAAATTTATCCATTACATCGTGTATGTGGTGAACTGCAGTAAGGGTAGATTCATGAACAGGTGAGTCTTTTGGTGAATTCACGTTAACAATTTTTAAACCTTTTAGACTGTTTTTCTTGTTCAAACCAAATGTTTCCATTAAATTTTTTGGAGTTTGGCATTTACCTGCCATTTTATAAGCATGATAAATGCATGCAAAAACGACTGCTTTACGAGAATCACCTCTGAATATCTGACCTTTAGTCACTTGTGCATAAATATCATTAGCTGTGGAAACAATAGTTTCTGAAAATCCCATATTTTCAACATCTTTATTAATACTTCTTTCTTCAGATTTACGCATTTGCACTCTATTTGGATCTGAAGATCTTTTACTATCTGAATGACCGTAAAATCTCCATTCTTTTTCATGCATAATTGTGCGATGTATTTGTTCTCCACATTCTAAGCAACTAACTATTCCGTTTTCAGCAACCAAATCAGAGTGACAACATATAACAACTGCATCTTCAGACAAAGTATCTTCAACTTTGCATTTGATATTTTCATATTTAGCGAGAGCTTGATCAAAGAGTGCAAAATCTGACATTTTAGAGTATTTTAATATTAACAATATAATAAAAATGAATAATTCAATTTTAAATAAATTTTATTTTAAATAAATTTTATTTTAAAATTTATTCTAATTATATTTTTGTCAAAATTCACTTAAGAGAAAGATTGGTTGAAAATAAAATGGAACGTCTTTGTGTGCTTTTATATAGCAAATATTCACCAATGTCAAATAAATTGATGACTGCGTTAAGTTCGTGCCCTTTAGATCTAAAAATGCTAGTTGGACTTAGCACAGTTTGTGTTGATAATGAAGAAATACGAAAACAAATTTTAAAAAAAGATAACAAAATTGAAATATCATCAGTTCCGTGTGTATTAATTGTTTACAATACGGGAGGTGTTGAAAAATACGAAGGAGGAAGTGCTTTTGAATGGATTGAAGAAACAATAAACAGATATATGCCAATACAATCTCAATCAGAACCTCAAATACACATTAAATCAGAACAAGTCCAACCAGAATTTCATCGACAAAGACAACGTCGTCAACCACAATTTCGTGCACCAAAAGAAGAAATTGAAATTGAAAATGAATATATTGATGAACCAGAACCAGAACATCGTCATAAAAAATCTTCTCTAAAACGTCCTAAAAAAGAAACCACAATGGAAGAATTAGGTATTAATCAAGAAGAAACTGAAACTCAAGTTTCGTCTGGGAAAGGAAAAGATTTAATGTCAGCTGCTATGGCTATGCAAAAAGAAAGAGATTCTTCTGAACCTACTAAAGGTAAAGATAACCCAGCTTTAATCACAAATAAAAGGCCTGTCTAAAATTAACTTGTAAAAGTTTTTATATTAAGTATTTAATCTTGTAAATAAAGAAAAGATGTCAAAGAATAAAAAAAATCTTTTGTTAGATTTAGACCAAACTTTGATATGTGCGTGTGATTCTAAAGAATACAAACCGGGTGTCAACAAAAAAATGGATGAAAAAGCTGATAATGAAATCTTTAACAAAATAAACATGGACAATATTTACATTATTTTTCAACGTCCTAATTTAGATAAATTTCTAGACTTTATTTTTGAAAATTTTAATGTATCTGTTTGGACAGCTGCTAGTAAAGACTACGCATTGTTTATAATCAATAAAATTATTTTAAAACTTGATGCAAAAAGTAAAGATAAGCCAAAGAAAAAAAGAAAGATTGATTATGTTTTTTTCTCGTATCATTGCGATATTTCCAAAAAAATAAAAAAAGGAACAAAAGATTTAAGTATTTTATGGGATGAATTTAAAATTCCTGGATATTCAAAAGATAATACTTTTATCATAGACGATTACTCGGAAGTTTATAAAACGCAACCAAAAAATTGCATTCAAATACAAGAATTTAATTTTACGGACGAATCTTGCGAAGATGATTCTGAATTAATAAAAATTCAACTAGAACTAGAAAAGATTATAAAAAAATCAAAAAAATTATCAATAGATGATATCAATAAAAAATTAAAAAAATCGTAAAACAGTAAACTATAATTACATTTTAAAAATAAAATGTAAATCTTTACACTAACTAAAATGGAATACGCGATTGATTTTGATTCTATTCGCGACGATAATTACAATAGACATGTAGGCTATAACACAAAAGATAATTGTAGTCTTGAAAAGTATTTTAATACAAATACATTGCGTATCATTAGCAATAAAATTACAGAATTGCTTATGGGAGTAGATCCGCAAAATCGCCCAATCATTGTACCTGATAAAACAATATCTAATGTTATGAGCGAAATTTATAATTCATACAAACCTCCTACAGGAGATATTTTTTCTCGTTATACTATCCCTTCTGGAACTAGCGAAGATACTTATATTCAAAATATGATAGATCAAACAATTGAAGTTATTACATCTGATGTTAGAAATAATTTAGGAATGGAAGAAAATAATAAAAAACTTACTGTTTGGACTACAGTATACGGAGATTTTAATCTTCATGGTCTTCAACAAGTCCCATCCGTAAAAATTAGAAACAAACATCCAGCCCATTTTCAATTCCATATGCGTTATTAAAATAATATAGAAACTTTTCTAAACTTAAATGTTAAGACTACAACAAAGTGTTTTACATCAGTACTTAGTTTTATTAACGTTTGATTTAATTTTTACTTTACTAAGGCTTTTGTTTTTTATATTTCTAATATATAAAATGATTAATTTAATAAGAATGCATGAAGAAAATCAAAGGATGCAAAACCATCAATTGCGATCACCGCAGAGATTGCGATCACCGCAGAGATTGCGATCACCGCAGAGATTGCGATCACCACGTGTAACTATGGTTCCAGCAACAAACATACAACGTCAGCTTCCGCCAAATTGGACAAAACATTATAGCCAGACAGTTGATCCATTCAAACCATTTTATTATAATAATGTAACAAATGAAAGTCAATGGAATTTTCCTGAATATCATATTGAAGCTAATTCTTTTTTAGAAGAATATAACGATCCAGAACAACCGTTGGATGGTGGAACACGACCTGTTTTTAGAAACAACAATGGTTTCTTAGAAGATCAAACACGAGCTGTTTTTAGAAACAATGGTTTTTTAAAAAAACCACTTATTTTTAGAAACGAACGTGGTGTTTTGGGTTTTACAGATAAAAATGGTGATTTTGTACCAGAAACTGATAATTATGTTTTATGGAACATTAATAAGTTTAAAAATAGATAGAAACTTTTTGATTGATCTTTTTTCGGATAAAATAAAAGTTAATTATGCTTTTATTTTTTGTGATCAAAAACTTTTTTTAGAACCAAATTCTAAAAAGTCAAAGGCGGAGGAGCAAAATAAAAAAGATAATCCAAAGGAAATTTTCTATGAATTTTTCAAATTATTTAGAAAACAAAATAAAAAGAAAAACTTTTCCTCCTCCGCCAAAAGTTTTTAAAAAACCGGAGGAGAAAAAAGATTATTTTTCCAAGTTGTTCCTAAGTCGGGACTTCCATCTCTCTCAAGATTTTGAGATTAGTAAAAAAATGCAAAAACGTAAAAGATTGATAAAAATATCCTAATTTTAGTGTTAAATTCTTTATTTTTTTAGAATATTCTAAAATGATCTAAATAATTGTTAACTAATATAAAATGGAGTGTAAATATTGTAATCAGATATTAAAATCAGCATCTTCATTAAATCAACATCAAAAGACCGCAAAATATTGTTTATCAAAGCAAAATAAAGAACCGATAAAAGAGCATGTGTGTAATTTTTGTGGAACAGGTTTTTTAGTAAAGTCTACATTAAATAGTCATTTGAGAATATGCAAAGCAAGTAATCCTATGGTACAAGAACAATTACAAATGTTTGACGAAACAAAAAGTCGTTTAGACTTATCTCTTAGTCGTGAAAAAGAAAACAGTATTATATTTGAGAAAAAAATAGGTATAAAAGATAGGATGATAAAAAAAATACGTATTGAGTATGAGAATAAAATACTAGAAAAGGATAGAATTATAGAAGAACAAAAATTAATCATAAAAGAATTCCAAGATGATCAACGAAAACAAAACAAAGATTTGACAGATCGAATACAATCAATTGCAGAAAAAGCTATTTCCAAACCATCAACTCTCAATCAAAACACAACTACAAATCAGATAATAAATAATATGATGCCCATAACAGACGAACATTTACAAGAACACATTCATAATTTGAATACTATTCACGTTCAGAATGGAGCGTCTGGTTACGCCAAATATGCTCTTGAATTTCCTTTGAAAGATATGATAGTATGTACTGATTTTCAAAGAAGAACTTGTAAATACAAAGACGAAAATGGAAACGTTGTATCTGATCCTGAAATGACAAAGATAACAAAGAGGTTGTTTTCTGCTATTAAGGAAAGAAACGAGGAGTTGATAAACGAGTATTCTGCTGAATTACAAGCAAAGTGGAAATCTATGAATGTTTCAGGAAACTCAAACATGAATGATGAAGAAACCGAGATTTTTTCAAGTCAAACAAATAAAGCACTTGAATTTGCTTTGGAAGTTTTATCTCAAAAGAGGCAAGCAAATGAGATGGCAGATGGAATGAGACCAGATTTATTTTATGGTTTTGTAAGAGAGTTGGCAGCAGGTTGTTATAAATCAGAAAAATGAACGATATGTTTTATTTAAAATTGAAAAAAAATGTAAACATTTATAATAAGATAAACAAACTTATGAACGATCCAAATTATCTAGAAGAGAACGTAGATAATGAAATTACAGCTATGAACGCTTTAAAACTAAAACAATGGGGTCACGAATTAAACTGTCGGTTTTGCCGTAAGCAATTTGAATCAAAAGAGCTTTTGGTTAATCATCAAACACACTGGAAAGATTGTATTTCAAAGAAAACAAGAGAATATATACTGTTTAATCAACATTAAACACAATTTATCACAATTATTAAAATCAATTTTAAAGAAAAAATTGATTTTTTTTGAAAACTATTTTAGTAAGAAACAGAATTATGGCAGCAAATCTTATTCAACAAATTCAAAATAGTATTGATAATTATATCGAACAGTTTATTAATAATATTTCTGAAAAATATGAAATTGACAAAGACGAACTTCTGAAATTGTGGGATTCAGGTAACTTGTCAAATTGCGAAGTCAAATGTGTTGACAAGCCACAAAAGAAAACAATAACAAAACCATCTCCGACAAAAACAGATGTTAGTTCTACAAGCGGTAGTGAAGGATGTCCATATGTATATACAAAAGGAGAAAAGGAAGGACAAGTTTGCAATATTAAGCCTAAAGGAGGAGTTGTTTTTTGCACTCGCCACAAAAAGTATGAAGGTTTGGAACCAAAGCAAAAGAAGATTTTGCCTTCCACCAAAAAATCTATTGGTGGTAACACTGTTGTTACAAAGAAAGAACCAGTAAAAAAAGAGGTGAATACAGTTCTCCGCAAGAATAAGGCGATTGATATGTTATGGCATTCAGCAACTGGTATGGTATTTAAATCTGCTAAAGAAAGATTAGTAGTTGGTAAATGTGTAAATGACAAAGTTTTACCTCTTACAAAAGATGATATTGAAATTTGTATGTCACACAGTTTTGCATATGAAGAAATAAATAGTAAATCACAAGACAAAATTACTAATAATGATTCAGATTCTGATAGTGATTCTGAAGAAAAAATTGTAGAAGAAAAAATTTCAGTCCAACCTGTACGTGTAACTCCAAAACTCGCTAATTCAATTGCTCCTAAAAAATCTATGACAGATGCTATTGCTAAAACAAAAATGCAGGCTCAAGACGTAGAATTGATTCTTTCAGAGTTGCAAATAACAAAGTCAAATGTAAAATCAAATGCAGATCTTTTTATAGACAGCGATGATGACGAAGATCTTCTTGAAGAGGAAGATGATGAGTAATAATAAAATAAATATTATAACTAAAATATTTATAACTAAAATATTTATAACCAAAATACTGGTTATAAATTAAAAATAAAATAAAATAATAATATTTATTATTGACAAATGAATTCTTCTCAAGTTTTAGCAAGAGATTTAAACACTCTTCCTCGTGAAATTATGATTAACATTTTTAGAAGCTTGTTAAATATTCAAGGTGGAGATAATAGTTTTAATTATTTTTTAAATTCTAATTCATATGAATTAATAATGCCTGCATTAAACGCAGGTGGAATAAACTCGTTTAATTTAATGGACACAAAACTATGGTGTCGTGTACTTTTTTCAATTGGATATGATTTTGAAAGAGATATTTTTATTGTTCCCTTATTGCCTTGGAATCAAAATATGATTGATTCTCAAAGAAGAGTAATTGAAAATTGTTTGTATACTAGCAGAGTTCATGATCTTCTTGAAATTTGTAATAATCACGGAGAAAATCGAATATACAGAGCTATGGCTGATTCTCTTTTAGAAAAATTATATAATAGAAGGGTTGCTCATCCATCTACAACAGATATAGACATGCATAACAGAGAATTGTTGTTTTTGTCTAGGAGGAGTGTTGTCACTATACATAACGATTATTCCATTCAAAATGCCATAGAAACAGCTATAGATCAGGGTGATATGGATAGAAGTTATATAGATCACATTAAGTATTGGGACGTTCGTAGAGTTACAGATATGAGTGATTTATTTGAGAATATTCACGAAATGGATCCAGACATAGTAATAGATTTTACATACTGGGATACTTCGAGAGTCATAAGTATGCAAAATATGTTTTATAGAGAAAACGGTGAAGTACATATAAGTGGTTTGGAAAATTGGAACACTTGTAGAGTAGAAGATATGAGTGGAATGTTTCAAGAGTTATCTAATTTTGATTGCGATATTTCTTTATGGGACGTTTCTAATGTAAGAAATATGGCCGAAATGTTTTTTTCTGCGGAGAGATTTAATAGACATATAGGTAATTGGAACACTAGTAAAGTTATCGATATGAATCGTATGTTTGAAAATGCTAAATCTTTTAATCATCCTCTCAATTGGGATGTAAGAAATGTTCAACGTATGGATCAAATGTTTGCTCATACAGAGAGATTTAATAGTGCTCTCAATTGGGATGTAAGAAATGTTCAACGTATGGATCAAATGTTTGCTCATGCACAGAGATTTAATAGTGCTCTCAATTTTAAAAATATGGAAAATGTTATTAGTATGAGTTATATGTTTGATAATGCTACAAATTTTAATCAAAGGTTTGATTTTAATGGAACAATAAGACTCCAAAAAACAAATCATATGTTTTTTCGATCAAACTTTAATGAAGTTTTTAGATTAAACACACAAAATGTTGATGATATGAGTTGGATGTTTTGTCGTGCTCGTTTATTTAACAATCCTCTTGCATTTTTCGAAACTAGCAATGTCTTAACTATGGAGGCAATGTTTGAGCAAGCTAATGCTTTTAATCAAGAAATTGGTAATTGGAATGTAAGAAATGTTCAAAATATGGATCAAATGTTTGAGCATGCTAGACATTTTAATCAACCTCTCAATTGGGATGTAGGAAATGTTGAACATATGTCTCAAATGTTTGATCATGCAACTTCTTTTAATCAAGAAATTGGTAATTGGGATGTAAGAAATGTTCGACATATGGGACAAATGTTTTCTGGTGCAACTTCTTTTAATGGGAAAATTGGTAAATGGAGACCAGAAAATGTTGAAAATATGAATTCAATGTTTGATCGTGCAACTTCTTTTAATCAAGAAATTAGTCAATGGAGAATAGAAAATGTTACAGATATGGAAGGAATGTTTCGAGGTGCTACTTCTTTTAATCAAGAAATTAGTAGATGGAACACAGGTAATGTTGAAAATATGCGTGCAATGTTTCAGAATGCTACTTCTTTTAATCAATCATTAGGGTGGGACACTAGCGAAGTAATTAATATGTTTGCAATGTTTCAAAATGCAACTTCTTTTAATCAATTATTACAATGGGATCTAAGGAATGTAGAGGATGTAAGTAGTATGTTTCAAGGTGCTACTTCTTTTAATCAATTATTACAATGGGATATAAGGAATGTAACTGATGTAAGTAGTATGTTTCAAGGTGCTACTTCTTTTAATAGTTTATTAGTTTTATTTAATACAGGAACGATTCAAAATATGGATAGTATGTTTCAAGGTGCTACTTCTTTTAATAAAAAAGTAGTGTTTGATAGTATGGATAATGTTATTAGTATGATTCGTATGTTTAGTGGTGCTACCGTTTTTAACGAAATAATTGAATTAAAACCAATGAAAGAATTAGAAACAGTCGAAGGTATATTTATAGGCGCAAATGCTTTTAATAAAGATTGGAAATGGGAAAAATTTGTTAGACATTATGATCAAGAAGTTAGAAGAGACATTTTAGAACAAGTTAGAGAACGCTGATAATATTTTAATTAAAACTATTGCTACTCTTTTTTGTTCAAGTTTAGAAGCTCAAAAGAGTTGGATTCATACGCTTAAGCGTTTCGTATGAATCTAGTAGCGGAAAACTTGTAGAATTTGAAATTAAAAATAGTTTATTAGTTGGTTATTTAGATTTAATATTCAAAAATTAAATATATTATAAAAGTTATTGTATTTTTACTTATTATGGTTTCAGTTTCTTTTACAACAATGATTAAGAATTTATTATCACAATTTAAAATTGAATTTAATTTAAATTAAATTCAATTCAATTTATTAAAGTATAAAATGAATCGTTTGAATGATTTAGAAACTCACTTAGCAACTCTTCCTGATCCAATTATTGAGATTATTTTAAAAAGCATATTCGACAATGAACCAGAAGAAAGTCTTTATATGTTTCCTTCTCTTATAAATTCGGATTCTACTTCTAGATATAGAAGACAAATAATTCAAGTATTTAATAATGTAAACATATTTTCATTAATGCAAACAAGGATATGGATTCGGGTATTATTCACAATGGGGTATAATTTTGAAAACAATATTTTTAATCATAGAAATGATATATTTCCATGGAATCAAAATATGATTGATTATCAAAGAAGAATTATTCAAAATTGTTTGTATACTAGTCGAGTTCACGATCTTCTTGAAATTTCAAATAGAAATCTAGCAACTCATCAACCTAATGATATAATAGTAATAGAAAGAAGATGGGCTCGACTATTATTAAGAACATTATATAATCAAAATCAGGCTTCCTTCAATAACCAGCCTTTTAGATTTGACTTGGCTGATGGTCCCTTACCAAATCCTGTACCTTTCCAAGCTCATCCTCAACCACCTGCATTTGGTGGATTTGGTGGACCTCCACCACCTGCATTTGGTGGATTTGGTGGACCTCCACCACCTGCATTTGGTGGATTTGGTGGACCACCACTACCTGCATTTGGTGGATTTGGTGGACCACCACTACCTGCAGGACCACTCTCAAATCCTTTCCAAGACCCTAATAGAACATATGTAAAATATGATAACAACTCAATCAGAACTGCTATCATACAGGCTATACGAGACGGTAAAACAAATGAAATGAAATATTGGGATGTTCGTGATGTTACAGATATGAGTGGTTTGTTTTCTACTATAATGCTAGGAACATTTCAAATAAACCTTATGTTCTGGGACACTTCAAAAGTTGTAAATATGTCACGAATGTTTTTTACACAAAATCATTCATTAGTAGTTAGTGGTTTAGAAAACTGGAACACTTGTAGAGTAACAAATATGTGCGAAATGTTTATAAACACTTCTTTTAATTGTGACATTTCAGAATGGTATACAGGTAATGTTACAAGAATGAATTACATGTTTTGTCGTGCTAGAAATTTTAATGCAAATATTTCAAATTGGGATGTAAGAAATGTTGTTGATATTTCGCATATGTTTTCTGGATCACAAGCTTTTAATCGACCACTCAATTGGGATGTAAGAAATGTTGTTGATATGTCGCATATGTTTGAAGGTTCAATTGTTTTTAATCAACTACTCAATTTTAGAAATATGCAAAAAGTTGTTGATATGTCACACATGTTTTCTGGATCACAATCTTTTAATCGACCACTCAATTGGAATGTAGAAAATGTTGAAAATATGTCGCATATGTTTGAAGATTCAAATGCTTTTGATCAACAACTCAATTGGAATGTAGAAAATGTTGTTGATATGTCATATATGTTTGCTGGTTCACTTCGTTTTAATCAACTACTCAATTTTGAAAATATGCAAAATGTTGAAGATATGTCACATATGTTTGCTGTTTCACTTCGTTTTAATCGACTACTCGATTGGAATGTAGAAAATGTTTTTGATATGTCACATATGTTTGAAGGTTCAGTTGTTTTTGATCAACCACTCGATTTTGAAAATATGCAAAATGTTCGTAATATGTCATATATGTTTGCTGATTCACTTTGTTTTAATCAACCACTCAATTGGGATGTAAGAAATGTTCGTAATATGTCACATATGTTTGCTGGATCACAAGCTTTTAATCATCCACTCACTTTTATAAATATGCAAAATATTGAAGATATGTCACATATGTTTTTTCAATCATATGCTTTTAATCAAGAACTCAATTGGGATGTAAGAAATGTTCGTAATATGTCACATATGTTTGCTGGGTCAGACGCTTTTAATCAACCACTCAATTGGGATGTAGAAAATGTTCTTGATATGTCATATATGTTTTGTCAACCACTTCGTTTTAATCAACCACTTACTTTTAGAAATATGCAAAATGTTTTTGATATGTCAAACATGTTTGCTGGATCAGAAGCTTTTAATCAAATACTCACTTTTATAAATATGCAAAATGTTGTTAATATGTCACATATGTTTGCAGATTCAAAATCTTTTAATCAGCCACTTGACTGGGATGTAGAAAATGTTGTTGATATGTCGCATATGTTTGAAGGTTCACTTCGTTTTAATCAACTACTCAATTTTGAAAATATGCAAAATGTTGAAGATATGTCGTATATGTTTGCTGGATCATTTGCTTTTAATCAATCACTTGAAAATTGGAATGTAAGAAATGTTCGTAATATGTCGTTTATGTTTTGTCATTCAAATGCTTTTAATCAACCACTTGAAAATTGGAATGTAGAAAATGTTGTTGATATGTCATATATGTTTTCTGGGTCAGTTTTTAATCAAGATATCAGTTGGCATATAGATATTCGTGTTGATAGGACACATATGTTTGGTGATTAAATTGGCTTCATACGAAATAATTAAGTGACATATTTAAAAACATAATTTGCAACAAATTCAAGAACGATAAAATAATTTTAATCTATATTTTATAAAATATAGATTATTACTAAAGTTAACTTTTACACAAATAAAGGTATCAATCACGATCCAAGATCATACCTGAATCTGTAAACATATCCCTAGGAAGAGATTCGAGGCCATTGTAATCCCAATCAAGTGTTTGATTAAAGTTAGTAGCTTCAAAAAACATATAACTCATATCAGTAACTTTGCTTGTGATCCATTTACCAATAGGTTGATTAAAAGAAGTTGCACTCGCAAACATACTCCTCATATTTATTACATTGCTTGTGTCCCAATTGAGGGGCTGATTAAAAGATTCAGCATTATCAAACATATTCTTCATATTTATTACATTGCTCGTGATCCACTCACCAATAGGTTGATTAAAAGATTGAGCATTTGAAAACATTGCAAACATATTAGTAACTTTGCTTGTGATCCATCTACCAATAGGTTGATTAAAAGAAGTCGCACTAGAAAACATACGTCTCATAGTTTTTACATTTCGTGTATTCCAATTTGAAATATCAGAGTTAAAATTATTAGCACGACAAAACATATAGTTCATTTTTGTAACGTTTGTAGTATCCCATCGTGAAATGTCACAATTAAAAGTTTGAAAATCACTAAACATTAGAGACATATCTGTAACACTGCTTGTATTCCAATTTTCTAACCCGGTTACATCAGCAGACGATGATTTAAACATACCTGTCATATTTTTTATTCTGGAAGTGTCCCAATATTTCAGATTTACATTTTCTCTTAAACCTTTAAAAAACTCTGTTAAATCTGTCGCATCCCTGATGTCTAAAAATTGTATATCTTTATGTTCAAAATCAGAATTAATTTTTTTTACAACCAACTCACCATTTAAAAAAGCTTTTCCTTCATCTGTTTCTTCAGCGTTTTTAAGTTTATCCAGAAGAACTGTTGCAGCCTGATGTATCAAATTATTAGCACTTTGTTTTAAATCTAATAGATCATGAGCACGGCTAGTGTATCTGCACTCTTGCACAATCATTTGTTGATAATTAATATTTGTGGGATCCCACAATTGATATTCTTTTTCTCTAAACTCTCCTGAAAAAATGTCAAAACCCATACTTACAATTATACTCACCCATAATTTTGTGTCAACAATATTAAACACGTGTTTTGTTCCTTGAACATCTAAAGCTGATTTTATTGTTTCCATCTTTGGTAAGAGAGTGATTAAAGAAGATGCAGAATCTGAAAATTCTAATGGATAATTTTTAAAAAGCTGTGTAATAATATTTAAAATAACTATATCCGGCATATCTTGAAGACGAGGACGAAAAAACATAAGTTCACTTGAGTTTTTTGGCGGATCCCATGTAAATGACTCTTTTCCAAATTTGTCAACATATTTATAATAAAATTGTTGTTTACTATTGCTAAAACGTCTATCCCATCCTTCTGGTAAAGGAGAATGATCATCAGGATAAGTAAAAAATATACATTTAAGTTCTTGTGTCGAAGTGTTCATCCAACAAATTTTTTTGTCAGTTTCTATTTTTTTTATCCATTTATCTTCCATTTTATATTAGTATAAAATAAATTTATAAAACTTAAAATTATAAAATAAATTTATAAAACAAGTTTAATATAAAACTTAAAATACACTTTATCTTATACTTAAGAAGAAAAACTTGATTTTTTTTGAAAACTAATTTAGTAAGAAACAGAATTATGGTAGCAAATCTTATTCAACAAATTCAAACTAGTATTGATAATTCTATTGAAGAGTTTATTAATAATGTTTGTGAAAACTATGAAATTGACAAAGATGAACTTCTGAAATTGTGGGGTTCTGGTAACTTGTCAAATTGCGAAGTCAAATGTGTTGGCCTTGATAAGGCACAAAAGAAAACAATAACAAAACCATCTCCGACAAAAACAGATGTTAGTTCTACAAGCGGTAGTGAAGGATGTCCATATGTATATACAAAAGGAGAAAAGGAAGGACAAGTTTGCAATATTAAGCC